GCTTGTGATGCGATGAGGTATCTAGCTGTTGGGTTACAAGAAATTAATACTAGACAATCGGCTCCACAAAGTGTAGCAGATAATAGTTACAGGATTATATAATTATGGGATCAATATTTAGACCAAAAACACCAACGCTACCGCCAGTGCAACCTGCACCAGAGCCACCTCCAGCAGAAGTTACGCCAGAGGAAAAAGAGGATATAGCAAAAGAACAGGCAGCAGTTGAGAGAAGAAGAAGAGGTAGAAAATCTACCATACTTACTTCACCACTTGGTGTACAAGAAGATGAAGAATCTAAACTAGAAACTTTATTAGGTAAATAGATGTTAGATAAAATTAAAAAAATTTTTAAAAGAAAACCAAAAGTTAAACCTTTAGTTTTAAAAGATGAAAAAAGAACTTACGAAAAAAAGATAGATCATAGTAATGATATAACTTTTGAAAATGAAATTGTTAAACCACAAGTAAATGAAACAGTAACTGAAACAAAATCAGAAACTAAATCATCACTAACATTAGGAGAATAGTATGGGAGCTGGATCAGCAGGAGGAAATGGAGGAAACAGAGCAGATAGAACTAATCCTAACAAACCACCTGTTTCATATTCTCCACCTAAAAAAACAAATCCAATAGTAGATTTTGTTAAAGGTGGTGGTGTTATTGGTGCGATTACTAAAGGTATTACTGATACAGTTAAAAAATCAAAAGAAAAAAAAGTTGAACGTAAAGTTAATGATACTCTTATAGGTACCCCAGATTACCAAGGAGATGTAGCAAAAAAACCTACAAAAGTTACTACTCCAGTAAGAGATAATGATGGTGGAAATAATAATACACCAACAGTTAAAGTAGCAGAAATACCTAAAGTTAAAACTGCACCTACAGAAGCTGAAGTTTCACAAAGTGCTGCAACAGATACAACTACAGTTGAGGAACCAAAAAAAGTAGATGATATTTATACTAGAAAAAGAAAAGCAAAAGCAAGAGGTAGATCAATGATGACATTAACTGGTCCTCGTGGTTTACGAAAAGATGAAAAACTTACATTAGGTAGACCAAGTTTATTAGGATCATAATGGATAACATGATCAAATTACCAAAGGAAATTTGCTAATGGCAAGAACAGATTTAAGTAAAAGTTTATTGTCAAGGTATGATAAACTTGAAAGTCAAAGACAAAACTGGGAGACGCATTGGCAGGAAGTTGCAGATTATATGCAACCAAGAAAAGCAGATGTAACTAAAACCAGAGCAAGAGGTGATAAAAGAAATGAATTAATTTTTGATTCATCACCAATACAAGCAGTAGAATTATTAGCAGCATCATTACATGGTATGTTGACAAATCCATCAACACCTTGGTTTACCCTAAGATTCAAAGACGAAGATATTGATAACGAAGAAGAAGCAAAAGTTTGGTTAGAGTCTGCAACAGACGCAATGTACACAGCGTTTAACAGATCAAACTTCCAACAAGAAATATTTGAATTGTATCATGATCTAATTACATTTGGAACTGCTGCAATGTTTATTGAAGAAGATCAAGATGATATAATTAAATTTTCTACAAGACATATTAACGAAGTATTTATTGCAGAGAATGATAAAGGTAGAATTGATACAATCTTTAGAAGATTTAAAATATCTGCTAGAGCTGCGTTACAAAAATTTGGTGATAATGTTTCATCAGACATACAAGGTATTTTTAGAAAAGATCCTTATCAAGAAGTAGAAATACTACACGCAGTTTATCCAAGAGCAGACTTCAATCCTAAGAAAAAAGATAAAGAAAATATGCCATTTGAATCTGTTTACTTAGAATATAAAAATGGAAATGAATTATCTATATCTGGATTTAAAGAGTTTCCTTTTGTAGTACCAAGATACTTAAAAGCATCAAACGAAATTTATGGTAGATCTCCAGCAATGACAGCTTTGCCAGACGTTAAGATGCTAAACGAAATGTCTAAGACTACAATTAAAGCTGCACAGAAACAAGTTGACCCACCACTATTAGTTCCAGATGATGGTTTCTTACTTCCTGTAAGAACTGTACCTGGTGGATTAAACTTTTATAGAAGTGGTACAAGAGATAGAATTGAACCATTAAACATTGGTGCAAACAATCCATTAGGATTAAACATGGAAGAGCAAAGAAGAGATGCAATTAGAGCTGTGTTCTATGTTAATCAACTTATGATGCAACAAGGTCCACAAATGACAGCAACAGAAGTTATCCAAAGAAACGAAGAGAAAATGAGATTACTTGGTCCAGTATTAGGTAGACTACAATCAGAATTATTAAAACCATTAATTGATAGAGTGTTTAATATATTACTTAGAAACAATATGTTTATACAAGCACCAGAATTTTTATCTGGTAGAGATATAGAAATTGAATATGTATCTCCACTTGCTAAAGCACAAAAATCTTCAGAGCTACAATCTATTATGAGAGCAATAGAAATATTAGGATCACTTGCAAACGTAGCACCAGTATTTGATTATGTTAATTTTGATAATCTTGTTAAACACTTGGCAGACATAGTTGGTATGCCACAAAAATTATTAAAACCACAAAATCAAGTTAATGCAGAAAGACAAGAAGCAGCACAAGCTGCAGAACAACAACAACAAATGGCACAGATGCAACAAGTTGCACAAGCCGCAGGAGATGTAGCACCACTAGCAAAAGCATTGCCAGACGAAGCAAGAGCTGTAGCAAATGCTGAAGTGGAATAATATGGAACCAAATAAACAGTTAGAAAAACTTATAGAAGGGTTAAAGAAAAATTACGAATACATATTCAATACAGACGAAGGCAAAGAAGTCTTGGTCGATCTTGAAAAAAGATGTCATTATCATTCTACCACTAATGTAAAAGGTGATAGCCATGAGAGTGCATACATGGAGGGACAGCGTAGTGTTCTTCTATTTATTAAATCAATGCTACGAAAGGATAAAGGAAAATAATATGTCAAGCGAACAGATAACACAGGAAACTGTGCCTGTAGAAACAACGACTACAGAAACAGTACAACCAACAGCAACACCAAACCCAGTTGCAAAAGCAGATACACCAACATCATCTTGGAAAGATTCTATTAGTGAAGAGTATAGAGTAGATCCTAATATAGAAAAATTTACTGAGATAGATGCATTAGCAAAAAGTTATATCAACGCAACTAAAATGATTGGTCAAGATAAAGTTGTTATACCAAATAATAATTCAACAGAAGATCAATGGAATGAAGTTTACTCTAAACTTGGTAGACCAGAATCTCCAGATAAATATGCTTTTGATATAAATTCAGAAGTAGTTACTTTAGATGAAGATGCTGTTAATTCTTTTGCAGAACACTCTCATAAACTTGGATTAAACAATAAACAAGCTCAAGGTATATTAGAGTTCTATAAAAATAATATGGAAAGCTCTACACAGCAATCTGTTATAGATACTGAAACTGCACAAGCTCAAGCTGAACAACAGTTAAGACAAGAGTGGGGTAGAGACTTTGATGGTAAAGTTAAACAAGCTGGTGCATTAGCAAAAGCAAATATTAATCCAGAAGTTTTAGATATGCAATTACAAGATGGAACAAGAATAGGTGATCATCCAGAAATCATAAAAGGTTTTGCAAAGATAGCAAATATGATGTCAGAGGATAAAATTCTTGGTACTGAAAGTGAAAATGTAGATACAGTTAAAGATATTGAATCTGAAATTGCTGCATTATCAAATGATAAAAATGGTCCATACTGGAACAGGATGCACCCAGATCATGATAAGGTAGTACAACAAGTTTATACTTTAAGAGAGATGTTAAATGCCAAATGATAATAATCATCTTAATGATAAAGAAATTCGCTTAGAAATATTGCGGTTGATAAAGGAAGCAGGTTCTGAACAACAGAAAAATAATCCCTTGCCAACCGCAGACATTTATTATAAGTGGATTAATAGTAAGACAATTCGCAAGAACCTTACAGACAAGAAGGAAAGACTCTAGTCTAACAGACTTTAAATGCAAGAGATGCCTACCATTTGGTGGAGAACCTTTCTGATTATTTTAAATCAACAATAATATGGAGAGACAAATATGTCATCACAAATAACTACAGCTTTTGTACAGCAGTATTCTGCTAACATACAAATGCTATCTCAACAAATGGGATCGTTATTAAGAGACAAAGTCAGAGTTGAAAGTGTTACAGGTAAAAATGCTTTCTTCGATCAAGTTGGCTCAGTAACTGCTGTTTTAAAAACTAGCAGACATTCAGACACTCCACAAATAGACACTCCTCACTCAAGAAGAAGAGTATCTCTTGCGGATTATGAATTTGCTGATCTTATTGATCAACAAGACAAAGTAAGACTCTTAATTGATCCTACTTCATCTTATGCTCAAGCTGCTGCTATGGCAATGGGTAGAGCAATGGATGATGTGATTATTGCAGCTGCAACTGGTACAGCTTTCACAGGCGAAACTGGTGCAACTTCAACTGCGGCTCAAACAGCAATCGCTGCTGGTGGAGCTGGTTTAACAATCGCTAAGTTAAGAACTGCTAAGCAGACTTTTGATCTAGCAAGTGTTGATCCTTCAATCCCAAGACACATCGTTGTGGGACCAGAGCAAATCACAAACCTTTTATCAACTACTGAAGTAACAAGTTCAGATTTCAATACTGTAAAAGCATTAGTACAGGGTGAAATCGACTCGTTCCTTGGGTTTAAATTTACTGTATCAAACAGACTTGCAAAATCTGGTAATGACAGAACTTGCATAGCTTTCGCACAGGATGGAATCACTCTTGCGATTGGTAAAGACGTATCAGCTAGAATAGACGAAAGAGCAGACAAATCTTACGCTACTCAAGTTTACTACTGCCAATCAATCGGTGCTACTAGAATGGAAGAAGCTAAAGTTCTTGGTATAGTATGTCAAGAAGCGTAATAGGAGGATATTAATATGGCTACAGTTTATTCGATACAAAAGACTAAATGGGATCAGAACGTACCTTCCGAAAAGATAGACACTACTGAACTAAGTGGTAGAGTAAGAGTTGCTCATGCAGAGTATGAAGCATCTTCTCTAGCATCTGGTGATGTGATCCAAATGTTTAATTTACCAAATGGTGCAAGAATCATTTCTGGTAGATTAGCACATGACGCATTAGGTAGTTCAACTACTTTGTCAGTTGGTTACGCTGCTCACAATAATGCCGCTGGTACTGCTGTAAGTGCTGCTGCTGCTGCTTATAAAGCTGCTGCTGCTTCTACTTCTGCAACTGCAGTTAATGCTGCAAATACTATTGCATTAGGTGAAAACTCACTTGTAGACGCTGATAAGGATGGACTTCCTGTTTCAGTAACTATGGGTGGTGCTGCAGGTACTGGTACTATTCAATTAACTATGATGTACGTTGTAGATTAATAAGATAAAATTTTAGGCGGTGGAAGCGAGAGTGGAAGCCGCCTAGAGTGCATGAAAAAGATACAAGATTTAAAACCTGTATTACATTTTAAAAAAGATAATTATGTATATAGGTATGTGTTAGTAGATAGGTTTAAACATGATACTAAGTATCATTATGGCTTTGATACTAAAGAAGAGAGAACAGAACAAGAAATTTTTGCTTTAGAAAAAGATAGACATATAAGGCGAAAGTATATTATAAGGAAGTAGTATGGCATCAGTAGTAGACATTTGTAATGGAGCATTAAATCAATTAGGTGCAACAACTATACTTTCACTTACAGAAGATTCAAAAAACGCTAGACTTTGTAATCAAAGATACACTCAAGTAAGAGATGGTGTGTTTAGATCACATCCTTGGAACTGTTTACAAAAAAGAGTTGAACTAGCAGCAGACACTACAGCTCCTGCATGGGGTTTTAAAACTTCTTTTACATTACCATCAGATTGTTTAAGACTACTTAGAATATTAGATTATGAATCTAATTACAAAGTAGAAGGTAGAAAAATTTTAAGTAATACATCTAGTATGAAAATATTATATGTTGCTAGAGTTACTGATCCCAATGAGTATGATGAATTGTTAAGAGAAACATTATCTGCATCACTTGGTGCTGACATTGCTTTTGCAGTTACTTCTAATAATCAAACAGCTCAAAATATGTATCAACTGTTTCAAGATAAGTTAAGAGATGCTAGATTTGTAGATTCAACTGAAGGTCAAAATATAGATCAAGATCTAGGAATGACAGACGCAATAGACGCAGGTAGTTTTATTAACTCAAGGTACTAAGCTATGGCTAGAGTTGCAGTTCAATTAACGAACTTTACAGGTGGTGAGTTATCTCCAAGATTAGATGGTAGAAATGATTTAGCAAAATATTCATCTGGTTGTGCAACCTTAGAAAACTTAGTTGTATATCCACATGGCTCGGCAGCTCGTAGACCAGGTACAAATTTTGTAGCTGAAGTAAAAGATAGCACAAAGAAAACAAGATTAATTCCTTTTGAATTTTCTACAACACAAACTTATATGTTAGAGTTTGGTGATCAATACATAAGATTTTATAAAGACAATGGTCAAATATTATCTGGTGGTTCAGCTTATGAAATATCTACACCATACTTAGAAGCAGAACTATTTGATTTAAAATTTGCACAGAGTGCTGACGTTATGTACATCTGTCATCCCAATCATGAAGTAGAAAAATTATCAAGAACAGGTCATACATCTTGGTCGCTTACAGATGTTGATTTTTTAGATGGTCCATACTTAGATACTAATATATCTACTACAACAATTAGTATGTCAGCTCATACAGTTGGAACTGGTAGAACCTTAACAGCTAGTGCAGTTACAGGTATTAATAGTGGTTCTGGTTTTTTAACAACAGATGTTGGAAGATTAGTTAGGTTTAGAAATGGTTATGGAAAAATAACTGCAAGAACAAGTACCACAGTTGTAACTGTAGAAATATTAGAAGATATGGGTTCATCAAGTTCATCTATTGATTGGTCTTTAGGTGCGTTCTCAGATACCACAGGTCATCCATCTTGCGTAACCTTTTTTGAACAAAGACTAGTTTTTGCTGCAACATTAAACAATCCACAAACAGTTTATTTTTCAAAGTCTGGTGATTACGAAAACATGGATGCAAATATTGGTGGAACGATTGCAGACGATGATGCAATTATTTATACAATCGCATCTAACCAAGTTAATGCTATTCGTTTTATGACAGCAACAAGAACTTTAATTATTGGTACTGCAGGTGGTGAGTTTGCAGTAAGTGGAGGTGGTGCAGATAATGCAATTACACCTACAAACATATTAATTAAAAAACAATCTAACCATGGTGCAGCTAATGTAGATGCTATTGCTGTAGGTAATGCAACATTATTTTTACAAAGAGCTAGAAGAAAAATTAGAGAACTAGCTTTTAACTTTGATGTAGATGGTTATGTCGCTCCAGATATGACAATCCTTGCCGAACATATTACTGAAGGTGGTTTAACACAAGTTGCATATCAACAAGAACCTAATCAAATTATTTATGCTGCTAGAGAAGATGGAGAGTTAGTTGGATTAACATATCAAAGAGAACAACAAGTAACTGCTTGGCATAGACATATCTTTGGTGGAAGATTTGGTATAGCAACAATTACAGTTTCTGATTATGCAAATATTGCAAACAAAACAAAATTAACTTTAACAAAATCAGATGGAACAACTGTAGACTTTGATTCTACAACAGGAACTGCAGGAACAAATGAATTTAAAACTGAAACTAATAACAATACTACAGCTACTAATTTAAAAAATGCAATTAATGCTCACGCTAATTTTACTGCAACAGTAGCAAGTGCAGTAGTAACTATTACTGAAACAGCACATGAAGCAACAGGATATTTAACAATTAAAAGTTTTGATAGCACAAGACTAACTGCTACTAGCGAAGGTAAAGCAATGGTAGATAGTGTAGCTGTTATTCCTACAGATGATAAAGAATATCAAACATGGGTAATTGTTAAAAGAACAATTAATGGTGCAACTAAAAGATATGTTGAATATTTAAACGAACTTGACTTTGACGAAACAGATAACACATCGTTTAATTTTTTAGATAGTGCATTAAGTTATAGTGGTAGTGCTGCAACAAACATTTCTGGATTATCACATCTTGAAGGTCAAGTAGTTGCTATATTGGCAGACGGCTCTACACACCCAAACAAAACTGTAAGTTCTGGTGCAATAACTTTAGAGCGTTCAGCAAAGAATGTAAAAGTAGGTTTAGCTTTTACATCTTTATTACAAACAATGAGATTAGATGCAGGATCACAAGATGGTACATCACAAGGTAAAACTAAAAGAATATATGATATTACAGTTAGAATGTTTGAAACAATAGGAATAGAGGTTGGACCAGACTTAGATAATATGGAAAGAATACCTTTTAGATCTTCTGCTAACTTAATGGATGAAGGTATACCACCATTTACAGGAGATAAAGAAATAGAATTTAGAGGAAACTACGAGA